ATTAAAAATTTCTTTGGTTCGGTAGATAGGTATGCTTGAATTTCATCCATAATAACTTTGGTATTATAACCAAGTTTTATTAAATGCTTACGAATGATTTGGTATTGTTTCTTATGCTTACTCAATAGCCTATGTGTTAAAATGTCCATATCAACCTTATATAAGGTTTCAGTATAATAATGAGCATGCGCCATTTCATGCCTATATGCAGTCTTATCCGTCTTTAATGAACCAATGACATAAAACTTTTCATTCCAATTGACCTTCTCTTTGATTTTATCAATTAGTTCTTTTTCTTTAGGTGTCCATTCTTTTTGTGGATTTAATTTAATCCATTCTTTAAGAATATAATCCGGAAAGTTAAAGCCTGTCCAAAAATTGAAGTAATTTAAATTACCCATGTTATCCATAGATTCAATTAAGAAATCATATACCGAAAACTTTTTGCCTACTAGGCCTTCTAATGGTGATTCATAATATTCTTGAATACGGAAAAAGGTTGTAGTAATCTCTTTGCGAGTATCAAATTCAAAATGAATAATATTACTACTTGGTTTATAGGCTATCATCTTCGCATCCTTGAAATGTCTTCAGCGTCTTTTTGTTGAAATACAGGAACACTATTACTCTTGTGCATAGTAGCAACACCTAACATGGCATCACCTGTATATTGAACAGGGGCTTTCTTTGTAGCTACACCAACTTCCATATTTAAAGATGGATAGTGTGGTGTTTCTCTACGAAATGGTGGGATTTTTTTGAGTTCACGAGTGGCAACAATCTGTTTTGGAGCATGAGATTTTAACCATGCTACATATTGTTCGTGTTTTTGTTTGTTTGGTTTCTTTGGTTTAGACTTGGGTGTTCTCATGTGTATAATCATAGTATAATCCTTCATCATTTTTATACTACCATTATATCATAGATTTAGCTCTTTGTCAAGAGCTATTTGGTATTATTATCATCAAAACGGAGCATACCTACTTATACCTAAAAATAGAGATAAAATCAATAATCTTTTGGTATATTTGGATATTACTCCTTGGCTTTCATGGAAGAAGGTTAGGGAATGCCTCTTTTACAAAATCATAAGTCAAACCTCTTACACCTAAATCTTTTCTAAAGATGCCAATGATAACTTCTGCTTCACGAGGTTCAATAGATTCTAATAATTGTAATAATAATTGTTTTCTTTTTTCAGGTGTTAGATTAGCAGCACCAGGATCTCCTTTTCTAAAGAGATACATTTTACGAATTTCCGTTGATAATTGATTGCGTGAAATACCAGGTAATGTATCAGGTACAATATAATCTTCTGGCATTGAATCGTAATACCATTGATAATCTGGATGATATGCTAATTGGAAGACACCAACTAGAGTTTGTGATAGGTTCTTTTGTATGACAGCCATTCTTTCTTCTTTGGTGTTGGCTTCTTCAAATTCATCAAGCACTTCATAGATATTTTTCATTTAAAACTCCTCAATTACTTCCATTAGATTTTTTAGTTTATGTTCCATAAAATAATTTATCAATTTACTTTTAGGTGCTGGTTTAATTTCATCATATGTATTTATGATACGTTCTTGGACATCTTTAGGTATCATTGTTAAGTCAATCAATGTTCTATTTCTAGCATAGTTGGCTTTATCAGTTTCAGAATAATCTTCCACGTTTTCATTCAAATACTTCTCCATGACTTTTTGAGTGATAGGTTTTTGTCTTAAATCACGGACAAAACAATCTGATGGAGAAAACATATTAGGAATACCATCACCCTTATCACCACGAATAACCTTTTCTTTTAAATCAAGTATGGGGTTATCTGATTTAACATATTTCTTTTGTGATGGATTATATTGTTTAACATTTGCACCATATTGTTGTAATTGCAAGAAGTCACCATCACTTGATAATATCAATATCTTTTGATGTGGTGCAAATCTAGGTACCAAGGTACCAATGATGTCATCTGCTTCAGCACCTTCAACATCAATCACTTTATATGGAAAGTTTGTTTTAAGTTCTTCTTTGAATTTAGATAACATATCAAAGATTAAATGCCAATCTAAATCAGATTTCTCTCTGGTCTTCTTACGACCTGCCTTGTAGAATGGAAATACTTCTTTACGCCAATACTTTCTATTATCACAGCATAATATGACTTCACCATATTCACCTTTGAAGTTCTTAACATGAGTTCTGATGATGTTTAATACCATATGCCGAATTAGATTTTCTTCTAACTTGGTATTCTTTTGATTTGCTATTTGTGCCATAAGACCTGCTAACAGCACCTGATTTAAGTCCACGAGTATCATAATATAATCCTATAAGATTCAATATAGCAAGGATACTATACTTTTATTACTTTGTCAACCTGATTTTAGCTTTACCGGTAAGTTTCTTTCTAAACTTCTTATCTTTTCTTAAAAATTTGCCATCTTCAATTATGCGGTTACAATCTTCAATAATCTTTTCCCACCATGTTATACACTTACGCATCTGTGTTTTGGTATAACAACTATACGCTTCTTTAATTTGTTCGTCTTCTGATACCAATGCTTCGTTCCATGCTTTAATTTGTTCTTGAGCATGATATACAATAGCTTTAGCGTGCATAGGTTTAACGCCTATGTTGTATAGGAAAGAATAATTCTTTATATCAGCCCAATCTTTGATATAATTATCAAATAGACCTTCAACTTCACCCAATAGTTCGTGGGTCTTGTTGGCAGTCCTTTCTTGTATCGTTGGACCTGAATATTCTTCTTTAATTTCTTCTGTCATTCTGGTAACTCTGTTTTTTTAAGTGCTGCATACGCTTCATCAACAAATTCGTGTGATGTAGTTGATTTCTTTGCTACTACACCATACCAACCACCTGATAATAATTTTGAAACATAATAGTATGGGTCTAATAGTATGCCTTCAAATAAATCTAAATCTTTAGTGAGGCCTTCTTTATCCTCTCTATACAATATAATTTGATACATTTGACCTAATTCATAGGTTTCATACACACCTGGATTATTATACATGAATCCTTCAAAATGAATAGTTGAGCTACCATCCTTTTCTTTAGGTGATGCTACAAAATAAAAGGCATCATGGTCGCCTTTTTTAAATTCTCTCAATGTTTCTGGTATATCGCTCAATGTAATCCTTTATATGTGATTTTCTAACTCGACACATTATCCATGTATTATAGTAATCATCACTTAATATTACATCACGAATAAATTGTTCTTTAGTTTCCAGATAACTACATTCACCTTTTGATTTACATAGGTGAATAATCTCTCTACTAAAATTTTCAAGACCTAATTGTAACACATCTTGCTTCAATATGTCACTACTTCCATAGTAAGTTTGCCAATCGGAAAAAGCTTTATACTTTTTCTTTTTGCCTTTTACTTGTTTTGTTTTAGCAGAATAGAAGAATTTTTTACCAATGTATTTCTTATTGTTTGTTATATTTGTTATAAGATATACAAATCCGTAATTATCTTCTATCTGCTCTTCTGTAAAGTCTTTACCTTTATATTGCCAATTTAGTCCCATTGTCCGTCATCATCTTCTGTAGTTTCTTCATCTATATATTCTTCTTGAATATCTTCGATTACTTCACCACAGAATGGACAATATTCTGGTAGTTCTTTTGATACTAATTCATTTACGAATTGAATGCCGTAAGATGAATCACAGTTAAGGCATTCGCCTACTAAAGTTTTGTTTGTCATTTGAGTTCCTTAATGAGCCCAAACATCACTCCAATCACCAGACAATGCGCCTTTTGCGTAATCTGTTGCTCTGTTCTCAAAGAAGTTGGTGTGCGTTGGTGCGTTAATCATCTCCTCTACCCATGGTAAAGGATTCCTTTTCACTTTAAACACACCTTTTAAACCTAATGAGATTAATCGGCGGTCTGCTATATAACGAATATACTTCTTAACATCTTCTGATGTTAATTCTTCCATTTGACCCATATCAAATGCTAGGTCAATAAACTTATCTTCAAGTTCAACCATTCTTTCAGCAATGGTGTAAATTCTGCTCTTTAAATCGTCTGTCCATATTTCACGATTTTCTTCTATATATGTTCTGAATAATTTAATCATGGATTCACAATGTTGTGTTTCATCTACAATAGACCATGTAACAATTTGGCCCATGCCTTTCATTTTACCATGACGTGGAAAGTTCAATAGCATAATGAATGATGAAAACAATTGCATACCTTCTGTAAATGCTGAAAACACAGCAATATGTGTTGCGGTATTTTCTTTTGTGGTATTCTGTGCTGATATATCTAAAACATAATCATGTTTCTCTTTCATTTCAGCATATTCTAAAAATTCATTGTATGTTGTTTCAGGTAAACCTAAAGTTTCAATCAGATGTGAGTAAGCTGCAACATGAAGTGCTTCACGAGCTGCAAAGCCCATCAACATCATTCTAACTTCTGGTTGTGGAAAGTATGGCAAATAATTCTTAACATAGCCACCTGCAACATCAATGTCACCTTGTGTAAAGAATCTAAAAATATGTGTTAAGAATTGTTTTTCTTCGTTTGTTAATTTCTTTTTCCAGTCTTTCACGTCTTCCATCATTGGTACTTCTGTATGTAACCAATGTGATTGTTCGTGCTTTAACCATGCGTCATAAGCCCATGGATAATTGAAAGGCTTAAAATATGTTCTATTTGATGCTAAATCTTTTACTTTGCTATCCATTAAATTTCCTTTTGCCAAAAAACTATTTCCCATTTACCATCTAAATGTTCAACAAGTGCTGAACAGCTCTCGACCCAATCACCATCGTTCATGTATACCATATCATTAACTCTTTTAATTTCTGGTTTATGAATATGACCACAAATAACGCCATCAAATCCTCTTTTCTTGCAATACTGTGCTAAGTTATCTTCAAAATGAAACATAAAGTCCATTGATTTCTTAACTTTATGTTTTAAATACTGACTCAAAGACCAATAACCAAATCCTAATTTATGTCTAAACCAATTGAATTTATTATTAAGGTCTAATACAAAATCATAGGCTTTATCACCAAGAAAACAAATCCAAGGTGCTAGTCTTGTAATACCATCAAACATATCACCATGTATAACCAAATAGTGTTTACCGTCAATACCAATGTGTTCTGCTTGATTTACTATATCAATTACACCAAAGTTTAGACCGTATGGAATCATTGGTCGTAAAAACTCATCATGATTTCCTGTTATGTATGTAACCTTTGTTCCT